TTGGGCATTCTCAAATCGCATGGAGCTATGAAGGTAGGTCTAGAGGGATACTCTTATGGAAGCACGGGGAGTCGCCTCTTTGAAATAGGCGAGAACACAGGTCTGCTCAAATACAAAATGTGGACTTCTGGAATTGACTTTGAAGTCTACGCACCAACATCCGTGAAGAAGTTTGCTTGCGGCAAGGGCAATGCAGGCAAAGATAAAGTTTGGGAAGCCTTTATTGAAGAAACAAAGCTCAACTTGTTTCATCTGATTGGACAAGAAGTTGGCAAAGCATGGAACCCAGTCAGTGATATGTTTGACTCCTACTACATGTGCAAGTATCGGTTCCACAACGAAAATAGTTCTTGACATTCCGCCAAACTTGATCTAAATTGATTGTATACAAAGAAACACTATGGAGACGAGAATATGCAAATCACCCGTAAAAGTGTCATCACTGGCATTCAGCGCACTATGGAAATTCCAGTAAACCCAGAAGACTTCGCGGCATGGCAAGCTGGTCTTGGAAACATCCAAGACCTAATGCCCTATCTCTCACTTGATCACCGCGAGTTCATTCTTTCTGGTATCACCTCCGAAGAATGGGATGCTGCATTTGCGGAGCTTGATGAGTGAACTTCATCTTCAATGGCCCGCCTGGTTCTGGAAAGGACGAGGCGTGCCACTTTATCAAAACAAACTATGGATACGAACACCTCCAGTTCAAAGACCAACTTTTCATTGAAACAGCACAACATTTTTGTGTATCTTTGTCTTGGTTTTTATCTGATTATGATGATAGAAAACTGAAAGAGACCCCGAGACAAGAGCTTAACGGGTATTCCAAGCGCGAAGCACTCATTCATGTATCAGAAAACATAATCAAACCAAAGTTCGGAAAAGACTACTTCGGTAAAAAAACAGCGGAAACGATTGAATCAGGTATCAATTACTGTTTCAGCGATGGTGGCTTCGTAGAAGAAATTCATCCTTTGATAAATAAGATTGGACATGATGATATTTGCATCGTCCAACTATATCGCACCGGATGTTCGTTTTCGTCTGATTCTCGGAACTACATAGACGGCATTTTGATAGAAGAACTAGGAAGCAAAAATTCCGATAGCTCATTTCAAAATTCAGAACCGCAGATACCAATCCGCATGTATCAGATTCACAATAACACATCCGTTAGCGACTTTCATCAAATGATAAGAAAAATACTTAGAAGGGAAGCTAATGCCGACTCAAAGGGTGCAAATCTTTGTAGAAAATCCGTATGACGTTCAATGCGTCATGGAATGTATGAAGATTGCTAAAACACAAAATAAAGACTTGGTATATCTTGATAAACTACTAGCAACCATCAGGCTGGACTCTGAATGCGACATTGTAAATGTTAGCTATAGAATAATGATGGACCTAAAATTATTGAAACTTGAGCCTGCTACACAAATGAAATGAAGGAGACTATATAATATGGCAAATAAAGCATCTGGGAAGCACTACACTTCCAAGGGTGAACGTTCTAGTTCCATGAGCACTAGGTCTAAAGACCCCGCTGATAAAACTATCAATATCCAGAGGGCATATTGGGCTGGTCAAAACCCATGGGTGACTATTGACAATCCCAACAAGAATGAGACCAAGAAGGCAAAAATTCGTGTTCGCTCAAATGAGCTGTGGGGCAATCCAAAAGAACGCGAAAAATATCGCTTCATCATCGCGGGGTCTTGATCATGGATGACAAGGCCATCAAAGACGCTCTGCACAACGGGGTTCTGACCATTGGTTTCGTGAAGGCAAACGGAGAGACACGTGAAATGCGTTGCACGTTGCTCGCTGACATGATTCCGGCCGCGCCTATCGTTGAAGTAAAGACTCCTAAGAAAGAAAATCCAGACGTTCAAGCAGTTTGGGATTTAGACAAGGGCGCATGGCGCAGTTTCCGTTTCGATTCAATCTACAATGTTAGGGTTGAAGCTGCGTAATGTCCGTTATCTATAAAGGACAAGTCATTGATACGAATCTGTCCCACTCAGCAATGGGCGGGACAGAACAAATGAGAGCAAGATTGATTCGCAATGTAGACAGCAACCTTCTGCAAAATGCCGCAATACATTTTTCCAGAGTTAGGGAAATTTACAGCGATGTTCCAAATATTTTTTATGCCCACGATCTACCCGATGACCAAGAAGCACAGATTTTGGCGAGAGACGGGTGGAAAAAATTCAACCTCTTGGTATTCGTTACTTGCTGGCAGAGAGACTTTTATATAGATCGGTTTGGTATACCATATTCAATGTGTCGCGTTATTGAAAACGCAATTGAACCAGCAGAGAAGATTGAAAAACCGAAAGATAAAATACGACTTATATACCATACAACTCCACATAGGGGTCTGAACATTCTTGCCTCTGTATTTGATGAGCTGACAAAAAATCAGCACCTCAGAGAAAAACTTCACTTGGACGTATTCTCGTCTTTCGCTGTGTATGGGTGGCAAGAAAGAGACAAAGGTTATCAGAGAGTATTTGATCAACTGAAACGAAACCCAAATGTAACATACCACGGTGCTCAATCAAATAGCGTTGTTCGGGAATATCTATCAAGAGCACATTATTTTCCGTATCCTTGCATATGGAAAGAAACATCATGTATAGCACTCATAGAGGCGATTGAGCATGGCGTTGTCGCAATCCATCCAAATCTTGCAGCACTTCCAGAGACAGCTGGAAACAATACACTTATGTATGACTACACCGAAAACTTCAAGCAACACGCAGCGACATTCCATAACGCGCTGATTGCTGCGCTGGTGAATGACCTAGCAAACTGCAAGACCATAAATAGTAGTCCAAAACACAACATAAACTTGTTCACTACAAAGTGGAACAACCTACTGAAAGAGTTACAATGACAAACAATGTGATCCAGTTTCAATCTCGCAAGATAGAGACTGTTGAAATCAATGATGCTGCCGAAACAGAGATTGATGCTAATGACTTTGCGAATGAAATTGTTGAAGTCATCCATGATATGCTTCACGACAAAACCGGTGACTGTATATTCACAGACGAGGACTACAAATCAATCACCATCTGTATTGGCGAAGTGATTACAGCGCTGTACATGCTTTCGCAGGGGCATGACCATCCTTTCATTGAAATCGCAAATGAAATATTTGGTGACGAGGTTGACATTTCAGAAGAAGAGGGTTACAATAGTGAAAATGTAAATAATGAGGAACCCCAATAATGCCCATTCTAGTAGACTATTCACAAGTCATGTTGGCAACACTATTTGCCAACATTGGCAACCACACAAATGTTGAAATGTCTGATGATCTAATCAGACACATGTTTCTTGTGTCACTCAAATACAACCGTTCAAAATTCAAAGACTCCTATGGCGAAATCGTCCTCTGCTGTGATGGAAAAAATTCATGGAGACGCGAAGCATTTCCTTACTATAAGGCAAGCCGCAGAACCAGTCGCGAAAAGTCTGATCTTGATTGGAACGAATTGTTTCGCGTTATGGCTGACATTCGCGAAGAAATCAATGAACATTTCCCATATAAGGTAATTCATATTGACCGCTGCGAAGCCGATGATATAATCGGGGTGGTATGCCATGAGTTTGGAACAGAACTCAATACAGGAAGCGAAAAGTTCCTAGTTCTTTCCGGCGACAAAGACTACATCCAACTTCAACGTTATGCTAACATTGATCAATATGATCCTGTTCGCAAGAAATGGATTAGACATGAAAGCCCAGAAGACTTTCTAGTTGAACATATCTTCAAAGGAGACACTGGTGACGGTATTCCAAACATTCTTTCACCGGACAACTGCTTGGTGATCGGCGAACGACAAAAGCCAATGACGGCAAAGAAGATGGAAGCGTTTCGTGCATCTATGGATGGCATGGATGAAACGACCAAGATTCGCTATCACAGAAACAAGATGTTGATTGACTTATCCGATACACCTGCTGTATACAAAGCTCAGATACTTGATGCATACAATCAAGAAAAAACGATTGGTCGCTCAAAGCTGCTAAACTACTTTATTCACAAAAAACTCAAGGGACTTATGTCCGAAATCGGGGACTTCTGATGCTACACTCACTATCTGAAATTGTCACAAAGGCAACTGAACTAAAAACCAAAGACGAAAAGATTGAATGGCTACGCAAAAACGATAGCATTCCGTTGAAAACAGTTCTCAAATATATGTATGATCCGAGTGTGGAATTTCTGATTCCAAACACACCACCACCGTGGAAAAAGAACGGATATATTGGCGTAGAGGGGATGCTCTATAAAGAAACGCGCCGACTGAGAATTTTTATCAAGGGTGGTGGATATGATCAACTTGAACAAGTGAAGCGAGAGCAACTCTTTATTTCTCTACTTGAAGACGTTGATGATAATGATGCTGAATTGCTTGTTAAGATGATTACGCAGAAGCCACTCAAAGGACTATCACGCGCTGTTGTCGCTGAAGCCTTTCCCGATATCCAATTAGCTACAGAAGACAAGAACGCAAATGCAGAAGGAACCAAAAAAAATGGCTAAGTCGTTTCGTCACTTTCGCGAAGATCAGTATGACGGGGATTGGAGTACGGATGATGAGTTTCGTAGTAAACAGGATAGGCTGAAAGAACGAAAAATGAAGCAACGTGAAAAAAATAATCAGAAAATGTCATCCTATGAGGCGAAAGACGACGAATAATGCTTGACATGTAGTTTTATTGATACTATGATGATTCTGTAATGAAAGAAATGAAAGCAAAATAATGCGTATTTACCTTGACCTAGATGGGGTTATGGCGGACTTCGACACTCACTTTGTTGAATACTTCGGTGTTGACCCACAGTCTCTTGACGATGATGTGATGTGGAAAATGATCAACGGATACCACGACTTCTACGCTAACCTTCCATTGATGAAAGATGCAATGGAGTTGTTCAACTATCTATGGTGGTCCACCAAATTCGAAGACGTGGCCATTCTGACTGCTTGTCCGAAGTCGAACTACAAGAATGCTGCAATACAGAAACGTGCTTGGGTTCGCAATCATCTACTGGAAGACATTACCATTATTCCAATGATGGGTGGTGTGAACAAAGCTCTATTCATGCACGAACCCGGTGACATCCTGATTGACGACATGGCGAAAAACTGCAAGGCTTGGGAAGAACTTGGCGGAGTTGCAATCGTTCACAAGAATGCAGCTGACACGCTTGCAAAACTCAAAGAGATTGTGGGTGCTTGATGATTGCTTATGATAATGTGATTGTCACGGATGCGGACGGCGTTCTTATGTACTGGTCTCATGGGTTTCATATGTGGATGGTTTCCAAGGGATACAAGGAAATCACAACTGGGTTCTACAACATAGAATCGACCTATGGAATCACCAAAGAACTAGCGGACAGTCTGGTTGATGCTTTCAATGAAAGTGCTGCAATGCGCCGACTCCCTCCCATCAAAGATGCAATCAAATACATTCGTAAGTTGCATGAAGAACATGGTTATGTGTTTCACTGCATCAGCGCCATTCCAAACACTCGCGACATGTATGAAGCACGAATTGAAAACATTGAAAATCTGTTCGGTAAAACTGCTTTTGAAAGGTTGACGCTTTGTGGGCATTCAGCAAATAAACAAGAGTTGCTGAAAGAATACGAAGGAACGGGATGTTACTGGATTGAAGACCTTCACGCAAATTGCCTCATGGGGCTAAATGTTGGGATGAAACCCCTATTGATGAACCATCACTATAATGTTGATCATCATCACGAAGGCGTGAAACGTGTTCACAACTGGAAAGAAATATATGAGGAAATAACTGGTTTTTGACCGTTTTGAAACATCTGGAAGCATAAATACAGATGTAACAGTCAATTTGTAATGAAAACAAGATGCGGTGTCTGTTACAAACGGATGCCGCATTATTTTTTGGAGATTAGATGCCTATATATAGCGTGATGAACAGAGACACAGAAGAAGTCTTTGAAGTGAACATGAAGTTCGCTGAGTTTGAGCAGTATCTCAAAGACCAACCAAATCTAACACAAGTGTTTACCAAGTTTCCAGCGCTCGGCGATTCCGTGCGTCTCGGAAAGCGGAAGCCGGATGACGGCTTCCGCGATGTTTTACGCAACGTAAAACATCACCACAAGAAGGATTCAATCAACACATTTTGAAGCCATCTTGCAAATCAACCAACTCAAAATAGGAGTTCGCATGTCAGCAAAAAGACGTCTTACAAAAAGAACCAGAGACCGCGTGGAAAAAGAGACTGATTATCTGTTGAATACACGTTTTGCAATGAAGAGAATAGAACCAATGACCATAAATCAGAGAAATCTGTTTCAACAATATGTCAACGGGCAAAATATTCTCGCAATCGGATCAGCAGGAACAGGAAAGACATATATTTCCCTTTATCTGGCGCTAAAAGACGTTATGGACAGAAACGAATACAAAGAAGTCATTATCATTCGTTCATCCGTCCAATCAAGAGAACAAGGCCATATGCCCGGTAACGACAAAGAAAAAATGTCACATTTTGAAGCCCCTTACATTGACATAGTGAACGACCTATTTGAACGCGGTGACGCATATGACATCATGAAACAGAAAAAAATGATCAGATTTATGAGCACTTCGTTCATTCGTGGCTTGACATTTGATAACGCATTGATTATAGTGGACGAAGCACAGAATCTAAATAGGGGCGAAATTTTTACAATTGTAACAAGAGTTGGGAAAAACTCAAAAATTATTATGTGTGGCGATACAAAACAGGATGACCTTTCTTATTCAAAAAATAAGGCAGATGTGTCTGGCCTTGCGTATTTCAAACGAGTGATAGATCGGATGAATAGCTTTAGCACGATCAAGTTTACCACAGATGACATAATAAGATCGGATTTGGTCAAAGAGTTCATCATTGCGGAAGAAGAGCTTGAAATGGCTTCCTAAATAAACTACATACTCCTTCTCGTTTACAATAAATAGTGTTGGTCGCGGTGCTACAACACCCACCAACCCTAGTAACGAGAAGGAGCGTCACCAGTATGAATGATATTTATTCGATATACCTGATAACAAATACCAACAATGGAAAATACTATGTTGGATATACCAAAAAACACCCAGAAATTCGATTCAAAGAGCATTGTCGCGGAAATGGCAGATTCAAATTACCAAGAGCTATAAAAAAACACGGTCAAGAATCTTTTATTGTAGAGACAATTTATCAATCCAAAGATTTATTTCATATCAGAAGCATGGAGAATTTCTTTATAGAAGAGTATGATGCCATCACATCTGGTTACAACATAGCTAGAGGTGGGCAGGGTGGTTGCATTGCTTTGTTCAAAGAAAATCCAGAATATGACGCGATACGCAAAAAACTGTCTAATACTCAAAAGAAAAATAGAGACATTATTAGTGAAAGGGCTAAAAGTAACCACAGGGAAAAGAAAATAGGAATGTATGGCAAAACCCACTCCGAAGAGACTAGTCACAAAATAGGTTTTGGTAGAAGAGGAAAGAAGAATACACCAGAACATATAAGAAAAGTGGTAGAAGCAAACAAAAAAGTCATCAGTGCGCCTGGGTACGTCAATCCAATGAAAGGCAAGAAGATGCCAGCAGAAAGCATTGAAAAAATGAGAGAAAATATGCCGGACAAATCTGGCGGAAAGAACGGAAGAGCTAAACGAATGATTTATAATGGGGTGGCGTATGACTGCATGAAATCATTGATGGAGATTACTGGAATAAAGTATCATACGACAAGAAAAATGATTGAAAGAGGCGAAATTTTGATCGTAAGCAAAGAAGAACTAGCATGACAGCAATGGCTTGGGCAAACGGCCTGAGTTCGATAGTATGCACCGACGGTGTTCAGGGGGCTCTATGCGCCCCTGAACCACCTAGGTGGAATTGGGACTCTGGATCGACACAAGTAACAGCAGCAACTTCAAACACAAAAGTATTTGTCGAGGGGTCTCTTGTTGCTGTAGAAGGTGATGCAATGGCATCACACCCAGATGGATTGCCTTGCGTGCCATCTCCTGTAAATCATGCTCCCATTACTTCATTGTGTGCTGCAAAGGTATCAATTGGTGGCAAGAGGGCTGTAAGAATAGGTAGTAAATTCAACACGGGAACGCCATTTGATCATACTGTTAGCACAGGAAGTGGAAAAGTTTTCATCGGTGGTCCTAGTATAGCAGTATAGAACAATGAAAACTTTTAGAATGTTTCGCGAGGAAATTGCACTGAATAGAAAATACGTTGCGCTTGTTTATGATGATGAGTCGCAGCAAAAGCTTCGTGCTTGGTGCGAAGAAAACGGTTTCGATCTGACAAAGACATACGGCAATAGAGACATGCCCGCTTCCGAGTTTGAGTTTCATACTACCGTATTCTATTCCATCAACGAAGTAGCAATGAAGAACGAGGTCATTCCTCTTACACACGGCGAAGCCTTCCCAGTGAAGTTCAAGCTTCTTGGCGAAGAAAAGAATATTCCTGTTCTTGTTATTTCTTCACCTGGAATAAAAAACATTCGCGAAGAAATGGTCAGTCGTGGACTGATGGACAAGTGGCCAGAATACATACCACATATTTCTCTGTCCTATGTGAGAAAAGATTATGACTTGCGGGGCATAAAGTTGCCCGATTTTAGAATGAAGTTTGGACACCTGAAAATTGAAGACATCAAAGAAGACGTTTGAGTATCTAACGACACTCACCTTTCCCGAAATGAAAGACGAAATTGTAGAGGGCATTGGTCGCATCTACACCACACCAGAGGGAAAACGATATCCTTCTGTCACCACTGTCATTGGTGCAGCTTCTGATAAGACTTATCTTGAGCAATGGAAAAAACGAGTTGGCGAAGAAGAGGCAAAGAAGGTATCTGGACAAGCAACCCGACGAGGAACAGCTGTTCACTCTCTTGTAGAAAACTATCTACTCAACAATCCGACATACTCCAAGGGCCACATGCCCAACAACATCCTGAGTTTCAGGAAGATACAGCCACACCTAGACGCTCATCTTGGCCGTATAGCGGGACTCGAAGTGCCTTTGTATTCAGACAAGCTGAGAGTCGCTGGGCGGGTTGACTGCATAGCAGAATGGGAGGGCCAGTGGTCAGTTGTTGACTTCAAGACGAGTAAACGAGAAAAAGCGAGAGACGATATTCACGACTATTTCATTCAATGCTCTGCCTATGCCATGATGATGTTTGAAGCGACTGGTATACTATGCAAACAGTCGGTGATTGTCATGACAGTTGATGATGGTGATGCTCTGATCTTCAAGGAAAGCACAAGAGAGTGGCTTCCAAAATTCTTAGAAATACGAGAGAAAGTCAAACTATAGGGCTTGACACTGACGCCGAATCGTTATACATTCAGAGAGTAGTCAGAAAAAACGAATCGCTTCAACCGACAAGGAAATCAAGTGATGATCAAAGTTAGCAAGTCCACCGAAAACGCAATCTATGCAACTTGGGATAGCATTGCGAGTGATGCGTATGACGTCTGTGACGGTGACAACTCCGTTGCAATGGAGCTTGTGCTTGATGCAAGTCGTTTGGCTATGAACGGATTTGCCGAAGCAGATATTGAAATCAAAACCCTGTGCTTTGAGTATGGATGGGGAACTGTTTGCGAAGAACTTGCAAAACGCATTCAGTTGCTTTGATTCTGGTTGACACTGACTTCGAATCGGGATATAACAAGACTGTAAGAAACAAAAAGGTTCCACAATGCTGAACAAGAATTACGGTATCGGCGCTGCTGCACTTGCTGTTCAATCCTATATTGAGGCTCGCGATGGGGTTGAGGGAAGTTGGAACAGCGACAAAGGTCGTTATGAAGCTGAACCGCGTGTTGCTCCGTGGTATAACGGCCGCGAACGTGGTATTGTCATCTACATGAAAGACAAGCAATATAAAGAGCAAATCAACATTGCAATCTACGAGCACCGCAATTCTGACAATATCTGTGCTCTGATGTGGGTTCAAAACACGGTAATCAACCCACCATGCCTTGCAACTCTTCCCGAAATGGTTCTTGAAACCAAATGGGATGTTGACAAGACTTGGTCATATCGTGACGCTGTTGATGCTGCTGATTGGGTGGTTGAAGAACTGAATAAGTTCTGGAAAGAAACTGCTTGAAGTCTGTCAAAATATAGAGTACGTATACTCAGTAAAGAAAACAAAAGGAATCATCATGATTATCAATGACAAACGCGCCCAATCTTTCCTTCAAGCACTCTACTACACAGCAGCGAAAGACAAAAATGATGTTGTTGCAAATGCAGCTTCCGTCCTTGCTGTGCGATTTGAGACTCCTTCCAGTCGAGGGCATCAACTGTCCGAGGTTGACCAGCGACTCATTCGTTATGCCGTAAATGCGAAACCAAAAGTTGTTGTCGAAGAAAAACAGCGCCGCAAAACTTACAATCGCCGGGTTTCTCTGGCTTGACA